GCTCCTACTCGTCGTACGGAACAAGGTCTTAACGCCCAGAGCCTCTCACAGATTCCTGTCTGTCTCGGAGGGAATGCCTATCGAGATCGTCAGGTCGGACTCTTGACAAATTAGTTGGCAGACACTATCTTGGGTAACTATCCTACTATCGATGAGACTTTCGAAGCTCTGAACAATCCCGAAATCTCCAACCGGGGTGTAGCTTTTGACAGAAAGTTGGCACTTGTTCGAGGACCTATTGGGATGCTCTTCCTTGCCTATAAGGGGGATATCGTAGGTGTTTTTCCTCAATGTGACAAGACTTTGCTGAAACTTGGCGACGACTTCAAGTATCTTACTGAAGTTATTGCAGCAACTGAATATTTTGGAAGGATTATTTGATGGCTCATCCAGTTTTTATACCTACACTGAAAGAAAAAGTGTACGGAGAAGAAATACGTAACCTCGTAGGTAAAGGGAAGGTCTTCGGTGATATCGGACTGGAGATTGAATGCGAGGGCAACAAGTTTTACAAAAGTGGGTCCAAGCTCGAACCCTACTGGTCATATCATGACGATCATTCTCTCCGTGGCGAAGATAACGCCGAATATGTCCTCTCCAATCCTATCTTATTCGACGCCGTTCCTGAAGCCCTCAAGAGCTTGTGGAAGATATTCAAGGATTTTGGAACCGAATTGGATGAGTCGAACAGGACTTCTGTCCACGTCCATCTCAACGTCGGTCTCTGGAATGTCAACCGTCTTGCCTCGTTTACGGCGATGTGGTTCGCTCTCGAAGAAATCCTCTCTGAATGGGCCGGTGATCATCGCGTAGGTAATCTTTTCTGTCTTCGTGCCAAGGACGCCCCCAATATTATACAAACCCTGAAGAGGTTTATCCGAAACGACGGCGATGTCACTCTCCATGAAGGTCTTCATTACGCCGGTCTCAACAGCCAAGCTCTGGTGAAGTTTGGTTCTCTCGAAAATCGTTACCTTCGTGGTGCCACCGATCCTCAGCTTATTCTTGACTGGGTGGCTATCAATCGTCGTCTGTACGAATTCTCTGAGCAGTTTCCTGATCCTCGGGAAGTCTGCAACTCGTTCTCTTACGGCGGTCCTATGTTTTTCATAAGGAATATCCTCGGAGATACTTATGACATCGTCCGTAACGGCATCGATTGGAACGACGACCAAATCTCTGACTCTCTGTACGAAGGCATCCGTATGGCACAGGACATCTGTTTCTGTCGGGACTGGTCTGTTTTCGTCCCCGTTGTAAATCAGGAGGATCCTTTCGGTCGCCCGAAGAAGAAATTGGGAAATGTAGCTTCGACTTATGGAATGTCAGAGGCAGAGTTGCAGTCTCTTCTGTCTAATGTACCTGTCTACACACCTCTTTCGGCACCTGCACCAGCTCCTCATTTTTACCAGCAGAAGGTGACTTCTCAACCTCCTGCAACTGATCAAGCCAACGAGTGGTTTTCTATTCCAGATCTTTCAGAAGAATACCCAACTACGTCGAACTATGACCCAGACGAGGATTAATCATGTCCGTTAAAATTCTCCCTTACAAAACCGGAAGCAAGAGTGTCAAAGCTCTCTGTGAAGCCCTGGACGTCAAAGCTCTTCGTCTTGTAGATTCGAAGTGGAAGATCAAGGAGGACTCCGTCGTAATCAACTGGGGTTCTTCTGAGTTTCATTCTTTGCATAACATCACGGCACCGGAAGGAGTGTCTGTCAAAATTCTCAACAGTCCACTCAAAGTGAGAGAAGCAGTCGACAAGCTCAAATTCTTTCAACTCATGAAGGAGTTTACTGTCAGCCCGGAGATCGAAGACACTCTCGTTCCTGAGTTCTGGACTGACAAGGAGTACATTCCGGCAGGAGCTTATCCAATCGTCTGTCGTACGGTCCTCAACGGCCACTCAGGCGCTGGTATCGTCATCGCTGACACTCCTGACGATCTCGTCGATGCTCCTCTCTATGTACGATACATGAAGAAGAAGAAAGAATTTCGTATCCACGTCGGCAAGACTTCTGACGGCACATTCGTAGTCATCTCAGAACAACAGAAGGTAGCGAAAAGTGGAACAGAACCAACAGACTGGCGCATCCGAAGCCATGACAACGGTTTCGTTTTCCAGCGCCAAGGAATTGATGTACCACTACGTGTACGGAGAGCTGCTATGCGAGCTTTGGAGGCGACGGGCCTCGACTTTGGTGCAGTCGATTGTATCCTTACAACAGGAGGGAAAGCCTCTGTGCTGGAAATCAATACCGCTCCCGGATTAGAGGGTCAGACTGTTGACGACTACTCCAACTTCTTTAAGGAATATATCTGATGCAATGCTACATCTGCGGACACGTCCTGTCCGGTGAACAAGTCTCGTACAACAACGAACACAAGGACTGGGACCCTTGTCCGACCTGTCTGATCGCAATCGCGGAGGTTTTCTCCGACCCTCTCGACGAAGAACAGGTCACCTATGTCCTTGAAAAGGAAGGCATTCTTGAAAAAGATGAGCAGCCTGACCTGATTTTAGTTGACAAGTCCGATTAAATATGCTATAATACTCGTACAAGGTGAGAGAGGACTTGATTGAATGACTAAGACTACTCATCTACCTTGTCCCCGCTGTCCCTCTCGTGATGCCTACAGTATCCAGAGCAACGGCTGGGGCAAATGTTTCTCATGTGGGTGTAATATCCCACCAGATAAGGCCGACGATATGAGTCTGGCAGCCCCAGAAGTGACAACTGATAAACCTTTTACTTCTATGACGTCTGTCTTCCGTCCTTTCCCTGAACGTGGTTTTGTATCCGAGACGGTGAAGCGATACGGCATCGACGTAGGAAGTGACGGAGCTAAGTACCTTGCGAAGTACCCAATCTTCGACATCGAAGGCAACCACGTCGGTAACAAAATCCGTGGACCCAACAAACAGTTCTTGTACGAAGGCTCCATCAAGGGGGCAGGTCTCTTCGGTCGTCACGCCTTCCCGCCTGGCGGGAAGTATATCACTGTCGTAGAAGGTCAGGACGACGCAGCAGCGGCCTATCAGATGATGGGCAGCAAGTGGCCGGTAGTCTCTGTCCACAGCTCTTCTACTGCTGTACAAGACGTCAAACGTGACTTCGAGTACCTAAACTCCTTCGACAACATCGTCTTCTGTTTCGACAACGACGAAGCCGGTAAGAAGGCTATGAAGGATGTCTGCAATGTCGGATTCGAGATCGGTAAGATCAAGACTCTCTCACTTCGTAAGTACAACGATCCCAACGATTACCTTCGTAACAAGGAAGGTGAAGGGTTTGTACGGGAGTGGTGGCAGGCTCCTACGTTTAAGCCGGACGGTCTCAAGATGGGTCGTGACATGGCCGATGAGATTCTCAATCGTCCTAACCATTTCAGCGTACCCTACCCATGGCAAGGACTGAACAAGATGACGTACGGGATGCGGCTGTCAGAGGCTGTCCTCCTCATGGCTGACACCGGTGTAGGTAAGACATCCGTACTCAAGGAGATTGAGTATTGTCTCCTGATGAACCCTGACATCATCAAGGAAGGATACGGCGTAGGCTTCCTACACCTAGAGGAACCTAATCATGACACCGCTCTTGGCCTTCTTTCTATTCATGACAGCAAGCCTTATCATCTCCCTGATACGCCTTTCACACCCGAAGACATTATCAGAGCGCATGGAGAAGTTCTTGACCATAACCGGGCTATCTTCTACGATCATTTTGGTAGTAACGACATTGACGAAATTCTCAACAAGATTCGTCACATGGTCGCCCTCGGTTGTAAGTACATCGTCATCGACCATCTGTCCATAATCGTCTCAGATCAAAACGGTGACGAGAGGAAACAGCTCGACGAGATCAGTACGAAACTCAAGACTATGACGATGGAGTTGAACATTGCTGTACTATGCGTCATTCACACAAACAGGACTGGACAGGCGCGTGGTTCGGCGGGCCCAGAGAAAGTGGCCAACATCCATATGTCTCTTTATCGCGATAAGAAAGCTAAAGAGATGTGGCGTCGTAACATTACAGTTGTCACCATTGAGAAGAACAGGTTTTGTGGCCGTACGGGACCATGCCTATGGCTTGAGTACAACCCGGAGACTACCCGTCTTACGGAGTTGACACAGGAACTGATAGACATCTACGAAGAGGGAGGAACTGCCCATGAAAGTGACCAGCCCTGGGCTTAAGTATCTGACAGCCGACCTGTCGAAACTGTGGTCTATCGACATCGAAGGCGATCTCATACCAAGCACGGTCATCTGGTGCCTCTGTGCAGTCAAGCTTGATACAAAGGAAGAGGTACGTCTTCGTACTTCGAAAAGCATAAGGGAGTGGATCGATGCCCGTAAGAAAGAAGGATGTCGATTCGTTGGCCACAACATTATTGGATATGACGCCCCAACTCTTAATCGTCTCCTGGGCACCTCTCTCACTATTGCTGACTTGGTTGACACCATGGTCATGTCTCTGGTGTATAGTCCTTCCATTCCTGACGGCCATGGTCTGGGTGCTTGGGGTCTTCGTATTAAACATCCGAAGGGAGATCACTCTGACTTCTCGAAGTGGTCTCAAGAGCAGGAAGACTACTGCCTGAACGACGCCATCCTCTGTATGAAAGTGTACATGGCTTTGCTGCATCGGTGTATCAAGGCAGGGTTGACAGACACAGGTCTTGAGATTGAACATCGGTCGTGGCAACTAATACAACAGCAGCAGAAGAATGGCTTCGCCTTTAACTATCCAGAAGCGATGTCGTTGTACTCCAAAGTTAGAGGAATAGAAAATGACATCGCTGGAAGAGTCCACGAAATCTGGCCCCCCGAACTTACATTCATTAGAAAATATGCAAAAGCATATAAAAAGAATGGAGGCCATACAAAAGACTATCTCCGACATATCGAGCAGTATCCTCAAGTCACAATCTCCAACGACAGAGGATATAACGTCTTTGATTACGTGTCTTTCAATATTGGAAGCCCAGATCAAAGATTGGAAAAGTTACTTGCTCTCGGTTGGGTCAACGGAAAAGACGAAGTTACTAAGACTGGGCGACCTCAACCAGTTGTCAAGGGAAAGTTGGCACCTTCACTCGAACGGTTCGTCAGCGCCATAGACAACCCTGGAGTAAAGCTTATCGCGGAGTGGTTGGATTACAACGCCCGTGGTAACATGATTAACACTTGGATGGAGGCATACAACCATGACACCGGATGTATTCATGGAAGTCTATGGTTGGCCAACACTCTTCGTTATAAGCATTCTGCCCCTAACACTGCTAATATACCTGCCGTACGGATTAAGAAAGTCGACGGCAAAGAGGTTGTCCGGTATGGCGAAGACGGCGTATTTACTTATGAGTCCCGTGATCTATGGATCACTCGCGATAGGTTACGTCGTCGTCTGGTGGGTGTTGATGCTAAAGGCATCCAACTACGTGTTCTCGCTAATTATCTAAACAACAAGGAGTTCACTGATGCAGTCCTCGGAGGCGACCCTCACAGTTACAACCAAGAGGTTGGAGGTTTTGCAACAAGAGCTGTCGCGAAAACTTTTCTCTATGCCTACCTCTTAGGAGCAGGAGATGCCAAGGTCGGCCAGATCATCGGTGGTTCAACGAGTGCAGGTAAAGAAGTAAAGTCAAGGTTCCAGAATAACTTTCCGGGATTGAATGAACTTCTTACTTCGCTCCAGAAACAAATCGACAGAACAGGACGTATCAAACTTTGTGATGGAACTCCTGTCATTGTTGACCGTCCTCATACAAAGCTCGGATATCTTCTTCAAGGTGACGAAAGTCGCATCATGAAACAAGCTATGATCCTCATACACAAAGAGATTCGTAGACAAAATCTTGATGCCCTTCTTGTAGGAAATATCCATGACGAGTTTCAATGGGATGTCTTAACTGAACACGTCGAAACTCTTATTGAAATTTTCCACCAATGCTTCAAGAAAGCAGGAGAGTTCTTTGAATACAGAATCCCTATCGAGTGCTCAGTCAGTGTCGGACTCACATGGTCTCAAACACATTAGTCGAAGTCATTATAACCATACTCCTCGACGATGTGAGTTGTGTGAAGACCTTTACACACCTACCGGTACTAGGAGTAAGTATTGTTCAGACGAATGTCAAGAAACTGCAAGACAGTCTTGGTATCTTAAAAGACTCTACAAGATTACACCTGAAATACATCAGCAAATGAAAGAAGAGCAAAATAATCAATGCAAAATTTGTGGTTCTGAAGGTTTTACTATGGCAGATCATCACGTAATGAAGCTCGTAGTAGATCATGATCACGACACTGGTAAAATAAGGGGGCTTCTTTGTCATAACTGTAACAGGGCGCTAGGTCTTTTTAAAGAGTCTATTCACACAATGGAGGCAGCGATGAAATACCTTATCGATTCTGGTACGGCGAAGATATGAGCAAAACTTCCGACCTATCGATCTGGACGTAATCTTGAAAGAAAATAACTTGAAATAAATCTCTCATCTGCGTACGATTTTACTTGACAAAGTGCGCGTTTTATGGTATAATCATTGTATAGAGTAAGACGTTTTATTCTATTTGAAAGGATACTTTTTGATGCCAACTACTACGATTCACACCTTCCGTGGCAAGACTAGCTTTGCTAAAATCCTCCCTGACCAGCTCTCTCTGAACTACAGCAAAGATGGCAAGGAGTGGAAGGTTGATCTGGAGATCGATGAAGCTACTGTGAAGGAAACCAAGAAGCTGAAGATCGCCGACAAGATTCGTCGTGGCGAGCCGTACGAGAAGGATGGTGTTGAAAAACCTGCCTACCTCGATGGCCGACCTTATCTGACTTTCCGTCAAGCTGAACTCCGTCGTGACGGAAGCCCTAACAATCCCATCGAGATCAAGGATATCCTCGGCAAGCCTTGGGATTATACAAAGGAGATTGGCAACGGCAGCGTAGTCGATCTTAAGTTCGCCGTCGTAGACAACGGTCCCGGCAAGAAGAAGGGCATCTACCCACGAGCCATCCGTGTCCTCGAACTGGTTGAGTTCAAGCGTCAGACCTTTACTGACATCGACGAAAGCGATCCGTACTACCAGGCTGCCCTAAAGGCACAGGAAGACTTGAAGGCGGCTCCCTCCGAACGGAGTGAGGTAGCGGCTCCCGAGAAGACTGAGACTACCTTCGAACAGGACTTCGGTCTTGACGAACTGGATGACGATCTCGAAGACATCGTGTAAGAGATACTAACCCAAGGGTTAGCAGATAGCAGTACATCTGTACAGACAGGGAAGACTGTTCTGTTGTACTGAAGAGGAGGGACTGGTCCCTAACCGGTCGACCTGCGTAGGCTCCCCAGTCGGTGAAAGGCCGA